GATGGGTGCAACTGTATTAATTCTCGCAGCCAAAAGCCTGGCCTGAACAACGTTGTGGAGGGGTTGGTTCAAAAAACATGTAAAAGTATTCGCCGCCGTTTGACCAATGGTATCAACTGTAATTGTATGATATTCGTAGTTGAGGTCGGGGATCATCTCAGTTGGCGATGTGATGAGGGCCATTTATATTTAGCTTAGATTAAAGATCCGCCAATTCCATCCTCGATCGCATACCCAGCGTGTTCACCAACAAGTTTTTGGGCGCCACAGAGTCCACCGGGTGTGAGACTCTTGGTGTAGGGGCTGTCTTCCTTACCCGACCCTGGGACGCAATCCATACGATTCTCGAGATCGAAAAGAGATTTATCATTCACAACCTTGATTGTGATTGGCTTGGGCTGGTAACGACTTTTGTTCATCAGACCAAAAATCACGACGATATAAAATAAAATCACGATGGTGATGAGGAACTTTCGGTCAGTCTTATTGAACTGGAACATTTATAATGTATCAACATTTTTTATAAACTGCGTTAAAGGTAATTTTTTTAGTTTCTACATAAAGAGTAGATGGATGAAGAAATAATCATCGACCGTGGACAGCCCAATATCATGAAATTAGATGCTGATGAACAGGCCCTGATGGATGAGATTGAGATTTCCATCCCCCGTCCCCAGCCTGTACCTAGGCCCGCTCCACATAGACCCCAAAGACCCATGCACCAAGAACAAGATACGATGGATGCCTTTGTAAACCCCAACAAGCAAACGGCCCCCCGGCAACCTATACAGGAAGAAGAGATTGATTACGGTGAGGAACTATATGATGATGATGCCGATGAACCCCGAATGGGGGGTGGTGGACCGGGTTTCCAGGAAGATCAACCTTCTAAGGGGTACACCTCTATCGATGAAGAGAAGTCTGACCTTATCAACAAGTTGGCGCGCCTTGAGAAGAAGGGATTCTCAGTGAACAAGCGTCTAAATGCATATTCAAGTGTGGAGGAGTTGAGGGCCGAAGTTAAGAGGATTACCTACAGTATTGACGTTGAGCAGTCAATCAGATTCTCTCGAAGGATGCTTATCGCCTGTGTCACGGGTTTAGAGTTCCTCAACAAGAGGTACAATCCCTTCGAGATCCAGTTGGAGGGGTGGTCTGAGTCTGTGATGGAGAATGTTGACGACTATGACGGTGTATTTGAGGAACTCTACGTCAAGTATCGTTCCAAGATTAGTGTTGCTCCAGAGGTGAAGCTCATCATGATGTTGGGTGGTTCGGCGATGATGTTCCACCTGACAAACTCTATGTTCAAGTCGGTGATGCCCAACATGAACGATGTGATGAAGCAGAATCCAGATTTGGTCAAGAATATGATGGCAGCGGTTCAAAACACGACGAGGTCTCCTGATGGTCCAGCGACGGAGGCTCCGGTTGGTGGGACGGGTAATTACGAGATGCAGGGTCCCGGTCTGGACATTTCCAGTTTGATGGGTGGTATTATGATGCCACCTCCACCCCCTATGAACACCACACCACCCACGATCCAAGAGGAGGAAGAAGATGTGTCTGATATCGTATCGGTCTCTGGTGAGTCCACTGGTGGTGAAATTAAGGAGGTCAACGTCGAGGGTTCCAAGCCAAAGAGGACCAGACGAAAAAAGAAGACAGAAATTAATCTCTAAATACTATATAAATGATAGCGTATTGTCCGCTGGAGGAACTTGAACCTCCCGTCCGACAACAACCGAAAGTTGTCGAAGAACCAGAGGAGGTCCCCCCTCCAGTTGGTTACGAAGAAACTGAAATGAATTACGTCATCATGGGCTTCATTGTTGGCGTGATTATTCTCGCCGTCTCTGATTCCATCAGGGCGTAAATGTAATAAATCTACCGAGGGGTTTTCCCCTGAAGTAAATTTAGTATGTGAATGTTGCGTGTGTAAGGGTTCCACTCTTTATGGATACCAGCTTACCACTGGTCGATGATATGAGTTCCACAAAGATGTCAAATTTATATTTACGGGGGGTCCCCAAATTGGTCAAAAAGAGGGGTTGAATTGTGATTGAATTTCCAGTAGTAGTTACTGAAGAACTCCATGGATAGGCGGTTCCCACGTTTCCAAAAATGTTCTTTGTACCGATTGTTATATCTGTCCCAGGTGTTGTCTCGTCACTCGTGCCGCCATTTATTTCAAGAATTAGGGTGCTCATGTTGTCTTTGTCTTCATCATACTCCCTCAAAGAGGCTACAATCTTCGCATAGAATGCACCATTTCCAAAGGTTAGAGTCTTCGTATTATTCCCACTTGGAGCACTCTGTACTATTACATTTGAATACCTCTTACAGGCCACCTGCCCAGAGTTAGTGATCATACCACCACCAACGTGAAGGTCGGTCTGTGCGAGTGACCCCCCTAAACCGATAGCGACCTGTTCACCGAGATCGATAATACCCTTGATAACGAGATCCCCAGAGACCTCTACACTACTTTCTAGGAACAACTCACCAGATTGGGGGGTGATGTACACATTACCCGAAATATCACCGTGTATGTTCGATGTCCCCGCGGTCGTCTTGAGTTGAATGACGGCGTTGCTTGAGGAATGTTCAACTCGTGCCGTACCATCGTAGACGTGGAACTTTTCGGTTGGTGCCGAAGTCCCCACACCCACGTTACTAGTATGTATGACGTGGAGGCCATCACTTTCTGCGCCATTGTTTACACCACCCAAGACTGTACCATGTATACTTCCAGAACTGAAGCCCCTTAGGTACCCGCCATAGTTGTCGTTTGTATTGAGGAGGATACCAGTCTTTGTATTGCTCCCAGGGCTCTCAAGTTTGAGAACATCGATATCTGTCGTGACCCCCGAGTATATGTGTACATTTGTGGAGGGTGAGTTTGTGCCGAAACCTATGAGGCCCTCGTGTGTGAAGCGTAAAAACTCTGCCGCGGTTCCACCGGTTCTATTACGGAAGGTCAGGTCGGTATCTTCTACTGTCTCTATGATACCACGGGATGGTGTTGTACTCGTGGAGAATATATCCATCGAACCTGTGATGATTTTCTGATCCTGGGGAAACTCGAAACCACCGTTGATGAAGAGCTTCGAGTTTCCACCTGGGTCGGTGGAGGTACCAATGAGCACACGATCTTCATTGATGGTCAAAAGGCTGGACACACCCGTGCCATTCGTAATGGCGTCTTCAACTTCAGACTGACTTAAACCAGCTGAATCATATGTCTGGAACTCGTGCAATGGAGCGATAGTTCTAATTCTATCTGGGCCACCGGCACCCGTAGTTTCATTACCTTTGAAAATTACAAGTTCAGATTTACCATCGATATTATATTGTCTCTCCCGAATGAATGTATTTGAAAATTGATCTGTATCGACACCACCAAATGTAAGTTGATGTCCCAAAACGATATTTCCATCTACTTCAAGTTTACCACGGGGTACATCTGTACCTATACCAACATCACGGGTGGTACCATCTATATACAAACCCACATTTGTGGAATCTGAAACATCATCTTCATTCCTCGTAATTCTAAAATCGCGCACCCCCGTTACACCGACGGTCCACCCTCGTGGATTACTATCTTGGTTTGATTGAATGAAAGACGCGAAGGAGTTGCCCGTTATAAGGTCGGTTTGTGCGGCTATAATCGCATCACCGTACCCAGTTCCATGCTGGTTATGAACGAGTATACCATTCTCCCTCGCATTTCCAATGCCCGTCCCTATAACTTCAAGGTGTGCACCGGGGGTGGTTGAACCTATACCCACCCGCCCATCACTTCGGAGGGTGAGGATGTCCTTCTCATCTGTGTAACTTTCATTTGTGAGGTAAATGTCTAATTTTGTTTTGGATTTTAGTGAAGTGTCATCGAACTTCCCAATCTTGAAAGTTGCTCTCACACCATCATAGGTTCCACCCGCCCCCTCCCTCGTCAGGTGCATCACGTTTCCGAGATCGGTGACGCCTTGAATGGGTGAGGTATTCGTTACAACTAGGGGTGTCCCTAGGTGGCTGTATCCATTTGAATTGGTGACGGGATTATTAAAAAACACTGTACCACCAGAGGTGTGGAGGAGACCTTGGGGGGTGGCCGTCCCCACCCCAACATTACTGGATTCGAGAATGGTCAATTTTGGTGAACCCATCGTGGATGTCGTGCTCGCATAGAAGTTGAGACCCTTCCCCGAACCGACGACGCTTTCCACCTTTGTTTGTTTTAGTGTAGGGTCGGCATAAGATTTCATATAGGTTTGGACATTTCCGTAGATGGCTGCGTTACTTCCGTTAATTTTGAGGTTCCCTCCAATGGTGAGAGCCTCTGAGGGTGCAGTGTTTGCGATACCCATCTTACCATCTGCCGCGATACGCACCCGCTCGGTATTTTTAGTTTTGAAGGATATCCTTTGGTGTTCGGGTGTCAATTTAGCACCCGAAATATCTATGGAGGATATGTTAGAGCCTAGGGGGCCCGCGCGGATAGATGCAACATTTGAGTTTGTATCTTCACCATCAAAATCGGCGTGAATGATGATATTTTCAGAGGCTGTTATACCAGTAGCACCCTCCATGAAGGACAGGTCTGTAACCTGAATCGACTGGGTAATGAGACGACCGGTGACCAGGTTACCCTCGACGGTCATGGTATTGGCACTCGACGCGTGAACATTTATAAAGAGTTTGTCACCGATAGACAAACTGTCTGTTGGTGCGGTGTTTGCAATACCGGATGGTAGTGAACCAGTGGTTTGGATACCGTGGGCTTGAATATTTGAGTTTACGAGCATGGGTACATCCGCATCGGCGTCGAGGGTGATTAGATTACCAACCGTTAAACCATTGTCACCGATTCTCAAACCCTCAAAGTATCCATACCCATTGGCGTGGAGTAGGTTGGATGCTCCAGCTGTATCATTTATATAGAGGTTTGAACCCACTGAGAGTGAGAAATCTGGTGAAGTATTGGCTATACCAAAGTTATTTTGTGTATACAGTTCACCGTGTACGTAGAGGTTTAGAGTGTTTGAAGTATCAAATGTAAATGTCTGTGTTTCGGGTCCACCGAATGTCCTCGACAAATTGAAATTCTTATCGGAGTGGGTGTAGCCGACAAAGAGGTTTGCTTCATTTGGTTGGTCCACCATGAGTAAAGCTGTGTCGTAGGTTCCATTGTTCCCCGTACCCATTTGAATAACGGCATTAGAAACGACCAGATTATTGACACTCGTATAATCGGGGGCTTCTGTGATTGCCAAGTTTCCAAAGAATTCAACGTCTCCAAAAACTCTGAGTATTCCATCTTGAACAACTACGTTACCATTTTTGAAGACGGCTACATTAGAATCAGAATTTGGATCAACTTCGGTTCCCACCACAAGTTGTGTCCCGACGGTGACGTTTGTTGAAAATGTATTACCACCTATATGGAGTACGTTAGAGTCTGAAGAATCCGCCACCAAATTTTCACCTACCCGAAATGTGCTAGATGTTTTAAGATTGGTTGAAAGTGTGTTCCCCGTAATGATAAATAAATTTTCAGTTCCATCGTTCGTATCGACGACAACCTTATCAGCCCCTGCTTTTTGGATTTCAAACGTTCTCGTTGGATTGAGGGTTCCGATCCCCATTTTATCATTGACGACAACACGTTCTGTGCGTATACTTTTATTGACATCCAACACAATCTCCTGACCAGCATTCATAAATAAATCTGCACCAACTGAGAAACTCTTGGTTGGATTTGAATTTGAAATACCGATACGACTTACAACAACTTCATCGGCTTCAATTTCACCTGTAATAATTGCTGAAGCAGAGGTGAGAACCTCCTGCTCTATTGGGTCGGCATCTAGACTGGTGACATATACCTGGTCAAACCTGACTGTTCTTCCCATTTATATTAGTTACCAAATAAAATCCCAGCCATTCCACCTTTGATCCTCAAAACATTATAGTTTACTGCGTGTATATAGAGTTCCTGTCCATCTGGTCTGAGACTTCCTTTCTCAACCCCCCTGAGTATAAGCTTTGCGTTATCTATACGACTAAAATTACAGGTCCCAGATGGATTGTAATCTGATGCATTTAAACAAAAGTGATACGCAAAGTATCTTGTTTGGAATAGAACTTCCGTCGTATGTACAAAATCGGATGTCCCGAATTTAGATTTATAGTAATTTTGGATAGTGTGAAAGTACATGGGGCTCATATCCTCGAGTAAGGGTGTTCCATTTATATGTATATCACCTGTGTGAAATGTAAAACGATCATTGGCGAAATCGTTATTGAGGGCGTTAAATCCGAAGAATATAGACTTCACTGGGTGGTTGAAGCAAGACAAATCTAAACTATTATCACCACCTTGTTGGGTGACGTGGTCTGAAACCGTTTCAAGTGGATATTCCACACTTTGTACCTGTGTGATTACGAAATCCATTTGACGCGTAATCATTCGTTCCCTCTCATCCTTGTCTAGATAAATATAGTTTCCATAAACTTTGATTTGTTTGTTTTTACTGGATACACCAGCAAATTGTGCGTTATCAAAGTGTATTTTAATTTCAACTTTGTGGTGTTGAAGTGCCAAAAGTGGGAGAAAAGCTCCATGGTCACAAAAGAAAAAGTGGAACGGGAGGAAATTTGGGTTAGATGCTGAAACCTTGTTGGTCAATTCCTGTGACTTTACGTGGGTATCTGCCAGGTAATTGGTCCATATATCACTAAAGTAGTCATAGGGTTGTGAGTCTACTTTTTGACCACCAATTAAGAGATCGACAGTGGAATTGTAAAAAAGATTTGAGGATACAGCGTTCCCTTCGCACCATATACCATTGATGATATCACCCAATACTGGAATAGTAATTGTATTATCTGTATCGTTTATAGATTTGATATATTTCGGGGCTTGTGAAAAGTTGGTGTGCCTCATGAACTTTATACGAAAAAATGAATGTCCCTCGTCGGTCATCAAATAAACATCCTGTACACCCTTTGAAACGAGTTGTATCAATGCACCTGACATTTATTTATTAATCAGATTATAAAAACAGACACTTTCCCTGAGGGAAGTCACTCTTTTTTTCTTCCGTGGGTTTTCCGTGAATTTTGAATCCACCTTGACGGTACACCTTCATTCTCTTATAGTACATCGCTGTAAAGACTGACCATGGGTCGTGAATGTCGTAAATGTGGGGATTATTCTTTTTACCCTTGGTCTCCCTCATGATGCGTCCAATACTTTGAACAATGTCAGACTTTGGGGAGGCCAAGATGACCGTGTCTAGGGTTGGTATATCCAAGCCTTCGTGGGCTTGACTGAACGTCGCGAAGATGATCTTCTTTTGGGAAGATTCTTGGAGGTCCTTCTCCTTCATGCCACCCATATAGAGCCCAGAGCTCTTGGGGAAACATTGGTGAAGAAATTCACAGTGGAACCTCCGGTCACTTAGAACGAGAAGTTGCCTCGTCCCTGCCGAAGCCTTTTTTACGAGTTCCACCAACATTTTGTTTCTATGGCGATCCTCGACCAACTCCGTGATCATATTGGGCATAGAGATCTTTCCATTTCTCATGGAGGGTGGGGGGTTTCTGTAATTGAAGCATTCGTAGGTGATTGTAAATACCTCCACCTGTTCCTGATTCTTCCTCTCAACGGCGAAGAAAGTTGGTCCCATAAACCAGTGGAGGACTTTGGTGAGACCATCCTTCCTCTCGGGGGTTGCGGAGAGACCAAAAATGTGTTTGGGGCACATCTTGAAGAGGGACTGACTGAATACTTTTGCGCATATATGGTGGGCCTCGTCTACAATGAGGGTCCCTACACTCTCAAAGTCCGAAAAGTTGTACTCCTTTAGGGAAAGAGATTGTAACATGGCGATGACGAAATCGCAGTCAACTTCCTTCTTATCCTGTTGAACGATGCCGATGGTGGCACCTGGGCAGAATTGTTGGATTCTCTCCCTCCACTGATCAGCTAGGAACTGTTTATGAACGACAATCATGGTCCTGTAGCCCAACTTACAGGCTATTGCCAGGGATACGGTGGTCTTCCCAAAACCACACGGGAGTGAGAGAACGCCATGACCCGCCTTAAGAGCTGCAGCAAGTGCTTCGTTTTGGTGTGTTGCGTCTCGAAGGGTACCTGCAAACTTCGTTCTAATCCGGGTAGGTTGGGGTCTTCGATCCTCTTTGGGTTCACCAAGTTTCTCGATGCCATAGAAGCGCGGGACACAGATACCACTTTTAATCGTTTTAAAAACTTTAAAAGGTGGTGGCGGAAATCCATAATCCCCATTGACTATGGGTCTTACGGTAAGTTCCTTTTTAATTTCTTGAAGGGGTCCTTCAGTGGCGAGGTACCCAGTTCTAGTGAGCATACTCATTTAAAGGGAATAAACTTTAAATGGGTAAATGCCTGTTATACACATTGATGAACAGATTCAAAAGTTATTTCAAGAAGTATATAGACTCCAAGGAATGATTCAGGTATTCCAACAGTTAAAAAATTCTGGTCTAAATGTCATCGAACTTCCGGATCAAAATGAAGAACTCGAAAGTATCCAAGAAAATCCCGAATAATTTTCAACGTTCCAAACTCCTTTGAATTCTATTTTAATTTTAACTTGATCACCCCTTGTAAGAGATTGAATTGGTTTACCCTTAACCTCACACATTACTCTCCTATAACGGTATGGAACTTTTACTTTCAAAACATTTCCATCTAGGGGGTCGTCAATATTTTGATTTTTTAAAAGAAATTGTTTACGATAGTGAATGGAGGAAACCCTTTTCGCTGCGTCTGGTTCAAGTGTGAAACGGATATACCTCTTATCGTTATATTCATATAGTGGTTCATATACATGTGCAACTACTTCCATCTGTTACGATATAGTAAAATCAAAACTATAAGTGTTACAATTAGGATTACCACGAGACGGCTTATTGTGAGTGGTTCGGATGGTTTCCTCGTTCCAAAAACCTGGTGACTTAAACTTCTGGAGACTTCCACGGCCGACTCGATACTAGAGTATGGTGTGTTTCTAGGAGACATCATACCACACATAGCAACTTTGGAACATTCACCAAAAAAGGGTAACTGACCACTGAGACCTAGGACCCCCGAGGATTGTGAAAATGACCACCCACCATCTTCACTCCAATCTGAACCCCACCCAATCCTAGATGTCTTTGGTGGGGGTAGACCCAATTGTTCGATGACCCCCTTTATCAACATGTCAGGGGTGTTGGATAAAAGTTCTTCGGTTATGTTTGCTATACCACATGAGACAGTTACACCATCCGAAAGAACCCTAGGTTGTAAATTCCATGCGGTTTTCGCTGCTATTTCAAGATCCGATTTTAAGGTTATGGGTTCTTCGTAATCGAGGAGAACATTTATGGCTCCATAGGTACCGTCGCTAACCTTTTTATGACCATCTGGTCCCCAATTGTCACCCATTAATTTTAGAGCTGGACTGTTATCTACACATAAAAAGAGGTACCCATCATCTATCATGTCGCCATTTGTAAATGTCGCCATGTAATCATCTTTTCCATAGGTGACTGTCTCCAACTCGACACCAAAAACAAAATTTACACCTGCATCTAGGAGTGCTTCCTCCATCGCATCGGACATGACTTTACCAGAAACCCTCTGTGTATAGGGTTTCGATAATGCCACGTGATTGATATTATTTATAAATTCATAGGCTGACATTCTATCCCAAGTTACACCGTCCATAACGAGGGTGAGAGATTGGAGAAGTTGTGCACCCCTTTCCGAGACGTCACCCACGGCATTTTCTAAACTCACCTTTTTGTATTTACCGGGCTGTACGATAACTTTCAGTATTAGGGATAGAAGTTTGACGTAGTCTCCTAACGATAAGGACTCGAGTAGAAATGCGGTGTGTTGATCACCACCTTTGGAGGGTTCGAACAATTCATCCCAATCTATACCCATTTCATCCAGTAGAGACTTTGTGTTTATGAACGCTCGATCAAATAGAACTCTGTGTGCGTGAAGATCCCGGGTGTTTACGTCTGGTTCCCACCACGATCCACCTGCTGATTGTTTTCTATCATAAATTGTGATATTGTACTCCCCCGATTTAAGTATTTCCCAAGCGAGTGACATTCCAGATGGCCCGGCACCAATTATATGAATATTCATTCTACTTTACCCAAACATTTTTCTTCAAATGAAACCAGTTTCTTCACGTTCTTCGGGAGTTTTCAATAGGTACAATACACCCAGGAATAGTAAACTGGATAACAATGCGTATTCTATGTCCTTGGTGGCGGAGAAGGCGATAAGTAAAAGTGACATGAACCTAAATGTTTTACTATCAAAAAGCACTTGAAGATTGCCTGGTATTTTAACTGCATTTCCTGAGAATAAACCCTGGTACAAAATGATAAGTGTGAATATAACAGGTTGTGCTTCGATCAGTTTTTCTATTGGTCCAGTCACGGGTTTGAAAGTGTTTGCTATCATTTATATTTAGACGACATTAAAAAATATCTTCCTATGATAGGTATGTTGACTGTAATAAAACCCTTACCCAAACCAACTCAACAGAAGGTAAAGACTTGGAAGTTTGCCGCCAAATTTTTGTGGAGAGAGCGTTTTATGGAAGATAAAGCTGAGCTTGGGCGATGGACAAAAGATCAACTTCTCGATCTTGGTCCAACATTTGTAAAATTAGGACAAATTGCGTCTACGAGGGGGGACCTCTACCCCCCAGAGTTCACCCGTGAACTTGAATCTCTCCAAGATGATGTCCCCGCATTTGATTATAATTTGGTTAGGGATCAGATTGATTTAGATATTTTCAAGGAGTTTGATGATACCCCCTTTAAGTCTGCTAGTATTGGTCAGGTCCACAAGGCTACTCTCCAAAATGGAAAACCCGTAGTTGTAAAATTGAAAAGACCGGGTATTTATGATACGATGCAATCCGATACGGAAACTTTGAAACAAATTCTAAAAATAGTTCAATCTGTGGGGATTGATACTGGGAATAGTTCAGACTTTGTTCTCAATGATTCGATTGAATATCTTTTGGGTGAAGCAGATTATGTTCAAGAAGTCAATAATGCGATCAAATTTAGGAAGTCTCTGAAAGATGTTGAATGGATTAAGATTCCACGGGTGTATAAAAAATACTGTACGAATGAAATGATTGTAATGGAATATGTACCAACAGATAAGATTACCGAAATCAAGGATAAGAAAATCAACAAATTAAAGGTGTGTGAAGCCCTCGTGAATTCATACGTCATACAGACTATGGAGGCTGGTCTGTTCCACGCTGACCCACATCCCGGAAACTTGGGTATTTCCGAGAATGGTAAGTTGGTCTTCTACGATTTCGGTTTAGTCATCCCACTATCGGATGAACTCAGAGAAGGTTTCAAAGACCTCTTCTTTTGTATTGTAAATAGGGACACCTCGGGGATAGTAAAAATTTTAATACGCCTGGGGGTCATCGTCCCAACGTCTACGGATATCTCTGACATTGAACTCTTTTTTGAGAGCATCCTTGGGTACCTGGAGACCCTAGATGGTGGTGCTATCGTAAACGATGAACTCGCCGCTGAGCTGGCTATGGAGAAACCCTTCGTCGTACCAACAAGTTTCGTCTACCTGGCGAAGTCCTTCTCTCTCATAGAGGGTATATGCATTCAGTTGGATCCAGAGTTTAATTACTTCACCTACCTGGAACCAATGATTCAACAGCAGTTCTTGGAATCATTCGACTTGGGGGAAATGTTTATGAAGACGACGGAGATTCCCTCAAAGATTGGGAAGATAAGCACAGCTGTTCTGGGTTTGGAGAAATCCAGAGCATCTATGAAACGCTCGATGGTTAAAACGAGGCAGGAAATACGGGTAGTTCAATACAGTGTAATTTGTGCTGTATTAGCGGAGAGGTTTCACGACACACCATTGGCTGGTGTATTCATAGCGGGTGCGATGTATTTTACTTTTCGTAAAGATCGATAGACTTCTTTACACTCTTCTTGGGCTTGGACTTTTCATCCTTCTTGACAAGTTTCTCATGCTCCTTGTAGTATTCCTTTAGCCTCCTCTGCTCATCGCGGACAATATCACTCAATTTACCTTTGATCTTGTCCACGTCCATATCCCGATCCTTCTTGATTTTTTTGCTGAGCCTCTTGAAGCCCTTTTTACTAGCGAAAATAGTTGGCGAAGTTGCGATGGCAAGCATTTATTATGTAGGGACATTTATTTTTTATACTTCTTCATCCTGAGAGCTGCACGAGGACGGCGTCTCATTTCCTCTTCAATGTAGCTGAGTCTTTGTTCATCATTTTGTAAGATAGTTTTAGGTTCGATCACCTGAATATACCCATATTTACGGGCTAAATCGGGGCGACGTTTCAACTCAAAATCAAAAAGTGTTTGGGTTGTCATTATAGCAGACGCATTTGTAATCATAGGTATCCTCTATGGATATTTTATTTTTAACCTCTTTAATTTTTCCTCAAATTCCCTCCTCTCCCCGGGGCTCTCGATGGTCTTCCCAGTTTGGAGGGCTTCAATCTCTGGACCGGTGAGATGCATCGCATTGACCCTAAAGTCTAGGAAGGCCTCCATCGTGACAGGGACCAGGGGCTTCACTAAGTCGTAAATGGCGGTGGCATAGTCACGGATCTCTTTCTGAGCATGACTATCCATTCTCAAGTGGAGAAAGTGCATGAGATTGTGGAGGTTCATTTTCCAATAAAACTCTGTGTAGGTAGACTGCGGGAGCACCCCGCGGCTCTGTTCACGGCAGGCTCCACCCTCTAGGAGTTCCTCGTAGACCTCAAATGCGTGGGTCAGGTGTTGGGTCACCTTTCCAGTGAGTTCCTCCCCTACGTCTACGACACCCTCCGACCCCTGGTGGTTCACTTCGGACTGCCCCCTCAGAGTATCTGGTTCATAATACTCCTTGGGTACGACGGAGTAACGGGCGGATAGCTCATTAATTGAGGCTGTTCTATGTCGCATATGTTGTCTTGCGATGTAGATGGGCATCTTAATGTGAAATTTGAATTCGACCATTTCGAACGGAGTCGTGTGCCAGTGGCGAAGGAGGTATCGTATGAGACCCCTGTCTCCTCGCGTGGACTTAGTCCCATCTCCATAAGAGACTCGGGCTGCTTGTACGATGGACGAATCCAAATCTTTTTGAGGCATATAATCAACGAGCCTAACAAATCCATGATCCAGAACTTTTTCCATTATAAGTATTTATCCGTTTATTTCTTTAATCAAGTCGCCAACATTCTTGTAGTACCTCTTCAAATCCTTCATGAACCTCTTGTTATTCTCAAGGACTTCACAATCAACTTTGTTCAAATATATCCAAGCCAAATTTGATTTTGAATATTTTGTAGCTTTTTGATTTTCATTGGGTCTCCTTGCCACCAACTTTGTTGTCTTTTTCTTCATGGAGGCTGGGGTCACCTCCTTCCTATTCACGAAGGATAGTGCCTGCATGACGGTGTCCGCCAGGTCGTCCTTCTTCTTAGACTTGAGGAAGATGGGCAACCAATGTGCATTGGTAGGTCCATCACGGATAAAGGATTCACATCTCTCTATGGAGACCTTTTTCCTCTTGTTGTACTGTGCCTTCCCCGGACCCGCAACATCTGGTATTTTGTGACGAGCATCATATAGAATTGTTTCAGCTTGGGGGCACCTAAT